TCGCGCGGACTCTTTCGTCGCCCGCTGTTTGCCAAACGTATTCTTCGACACCTAGCTCCTGCTGCCTGAGTTTAGTCAAGCTAGCATTCAGCTTTGATGTCTGATCTCGCGCAATTAGCTTTGCACGCCGTCTAGTTATTCCGAATCTCTCTTGGATGGATTGAGTCATTGAGTGAAATCTGCTGCCTTCCTGCAAGCCTCTTTCGATGATCTGTGCGACCTGATCGAGTTCTTGCTCTGGAAGAGAGCGGATTAATTGAGCATTTTGGCTGCTAAACAATTTCAACTGATCTTGCAACCAGGGCTGATCGATGAAGATATCAATCCCGAAAACGGAACTATTTATCCTATCGAACTGCCGTTTGTTGTATCTGGCGATCTCTACGCCAATTACACTTGCTTCGACAATTGTTTGTTCAACTTTACCCTTTATAGCGCGTATAACAGAATTAATCAACTTTTTTAGTTCATCTGAGAAGTCATCTCCTCTAGAAAGAGAGCCTGGATAGAGTCTCTCTACTTCAAAAATTAAAGAGGGGAGAGCGGGGATGATGATCTCTTGAATATGCTTTCTTAAATCAGCTGTAAGAGAAAACAGGATGCGCCGATATTCTCTTTCTTGCGAAGAGGGAGGGTGCCATTTAGGAGGCTTTTTCATCTTGGTCGAGTTGACTTTACCCAGGCGCCTTTGTTTAATTTTAGCGAGTTGGTCGATGGATACCATTGCTATAATGCTCCGCGATACCTAGATCCAACTCCAGTAGACATAAAATCTGGCCCAATGCCGGGGGGTGGCGTTTCTTGAGCGGCTTTCTCTTTTTCCAATTCCTCTACCTCTTTTGGATCGAATCCACCCTCCCGAGCTTCTAAATCGACCTCGGTATTCATTGACCATCGATTTCCGCCAAACCGAGAAACGGCTACTTCTGCTGCATCTAAAACTCCACGATCGAGATAAATGGCATCTGTCTCGGCAACGATTTTTCTAACAAGAGCCTCTTGCTCTTCTGTGTTTTGCCAGAGAGGCACGAATTGAACAGACCAATTCTCTGGTTCGATTCCGGCGAAGGATCCATCTTTAGAGAGCATAATGTAGCGAGAGAGTTTCTCGAGCATTGGCTTGAGTTTAGTCTCTTGCTCTTGCTTGACCATATCGTAGAAGTTTCGAACGTCATTATCTCCTGTGGAATTTAATCCCGCTGCGCTTCTTCCAAAGAGCAAGGATATGGGGACGCCAGAGACCGCAGATAGAGCCAGCATAAAACGGTCGAGAAGCTCAGGGACGCCAGAGATGTTAGTGGAAGATTTTTCATATTTCTCCTGAGCATCCAATATCATCGTATTGGTTGCACCTTTGGTTAAATTCAAAATATCCAAACGCTTCATCACCTGATTATCAGCGCATTGAGAAGCGATCAATTCGGCGAGATTAGGAATGGACAAGGTATAATTCACAAAGTCCTGCATGATGAGCCCAGCATTGGCAAAGGCGGTGGAATAGTTTTTCAGCTCATTGTAAATTGACTGGATAAGAGGATCTCCCCAACCGTTATTAAAATTTTGCTGCCTTGGGGGCAGAATTGACCAATCTGCGCGCAGAATGCGCGAGTGGTGCACATAGAAGAGCGCACCAGTGCGTGTGTCATTTACCGTGTAGACGTTGGGGAATCCATAGTTTGGACTGTTGAGGTCTTTTTCAAATGTTCCATCGCGGCTAAATGCTTGGAAGCGATCAAAGACATGCAACCATTTCACATCCCGGATGTTTTTCTCATCGACCGGCTCCTCCAGAGGTAGGCCATCCGCGATACCCATTACACATAATGCGCCTCCATAGAGCCGGGCCCAACGAAGCACTGTAATCAAGCTGTAGCTGGCTTTGATAGATTCCATCTTAGAATTGATCTTTTGATCCGAATCGCCTTCAATTTCCCACCCTTGCCTGACCATTTCAGCTGGGACAATATCCATGATACGGCGCGTTATCCCATCGGATCGATAAAGCTGATCTAGCTCTGCCTGCTCAAAGATCCTTTCTATCCAAAAGTGCGAGTGTACGTTTTTGTCTCGTCCTCGCATGCCAAGTCCTGTGAGAACATTGACCCAACCGTCAGACTTGACGCTGCCGTCTTGATGGGGAGTGCGACTTTGCTCTTCTGCAGATTTTTTCTCGAAATTGTACGTGCCCATGTTCTCCCAAGGATAAAAAGCTTAAATGCAGTTTTTTGGGGAAATGGGTAATTTGATATGGAATCTTTAATTCCATTTTTGACTCTAGCACAGATATATAAAAAAGAACAGAAAGTTTCCAGCTCTTTGTATTATCTGATCTTTAATGTGTAACATGCAAACCCATTAGGCGTTAGTGGGTTTCTCCGTTACATTTCTCATAGGGAAAAACCTTGCAGAAATCCAGCGCCTCAAACGCAAAACTATGTTTCATCCGCCACGTTTCTGGCTTTCAAACTCAGCGGGTGAGAACAAAACATCGTAACTATTTGGTTTGCAATCTGATACAAATAGGGAAACAGCTGTTTCCCAAATAGAAAGAAGGTTATTTTCGCTTAACAGAAGATGATTTTAAATTTTTTTTACGTTTCTAGATTTAGCAACAAAAAGGAAATTAGCGATTTTCTGCTTGATTTTGTCCATTATAAAACAAGCCGTAAATAGGTTTTTTGCCTTTTGCTGCTACTTTTTGGCATTTAAAAATCGAGCAGCAAAAAGGAAATTGGCGATTTGCTGCTTGATTTTTCACCCCATTAGGGGGTATACTTCTGCCATAAATGCAAGGAGATTAAATGAAGCCATCCCAGTTTATAGGACGCGAAGCCGAAATGAATAGGCTCAAGGGTTTGTTAGAGAAGAGAAGTTCTAGCCTTATTGTCGTGAGAGGTAGAAGGCGGATCGGGAAGAGTAGGCTTCTCGCTGAGTTTGGAAAAGAAATGAAGAGTTTTTTCTTTTCTGGAAATCCTCCTGTTCGTAAGACGACAGCGCAAACTCAGCGCGATAATTTTGCCCTTCAACTGGCAAGAGCTGGTATTCCTGGTGTCAAGCCAGATGACTGGAGTAATCTCTTTTGGCATCTTTCAGAAAAAACTAAAAAAGGCCGTGTCCTTATTGTTCTCGATGAAATTTCCTGGCTCGGAGGAAAAGATCCACATTTTTTAGGCCATTTGAAAACTGCTTGGGATATGTATTTTAGTAAAAATCCCCATTTGGTTATTGCGCTTTGTGGGTCCGTTTCCTCGTGGATTGAAAAAAACATCCTAAGTAGCACAGGATTCTTAGGGAGAATTACCTTAGATCTTGTACTTGATGAACTTCCATTAGAAGTTTGCAATGAATTTTGGCATCCAAAAGAAAAGCGCATCACTCCTTACGAAAAGTTCAAACTTTTGTCTGTAACAGGAGGTGTTCCACTCTATCTAGAGCAAATCAAACCAAATCTTTCTGCTGAGAAAAACATCCAAGACCTCTGTTTTTCTAAAGGCGGTTTGCTGGTACGAGAATTTGATGAGATATTTTCTGACCTTTTTTCTCGCACTAAAGCGAGGCACAAAGAAATTGTCGTCTCTCTTGCAAATGGACCAAAAGAACTTATGCAGATTTGCAAGGAATTAGGGAAAAGTGTGGGTGGGATATTCAGTAAGCATTTAGATGAATTGGTCAAAGCAGGCTTTGTAAAAAGAGACTTTACCTGGAATCTAAAAAGTGGAAAAGAACAGAAGTTGAGTCGTTACCGTCTAAGCGATAATTATCTGCGCTTCTATTTGAAGTACATAGCCCCACATCGTTCTACTATAGAAAAAGAGAGCTTTTCCACTTTAATAACCCAGCTTCCTGGATGGGAAGGTATCATGGGATTACAATTTGAGAATCTTGTGGTTCATAATCGGAAAACTCTCTGGAAGATATTGGGGATCGCCCCAGAAGAAATAGTTATGGAAGGTCCTTTTTTTCAGAGTTCCACTATTAAGCAACCTGGATGTCAGATCGATTATATGATTCAGACTCGCTTTCATACTCTGTATTTATGTGAAATTAAATTTTCTAAGGATGCTGTTGGAAATAAAGTCATTGGAGAAATGGAGAAAAAAAGGCAAAACTTGAAAGTTCCAAGAAACTTTTCAATCCGACCTGTACTCATACATGTGAATGGAGTAGAAGAGCGCGTGATAGATGAAAGATATTTCGATAAGATAGTTGATTTTGGCGAATTATTAGGTAATAAAAAATGAGTGCAATAATGAATTTTTTGGTACTTTGAAGGAAGGTTACTTAAATTTATAGAGAGATCATATGCGGGAGAGACGTGAGCTTTGGTTAAGATTTTTTAGATCGTGCATTCCGCTAATTCTTGACGAAAAATTCTGCTCTTGGGAATTTTTTTCATCGAGTTCTCCAATCTTTCAACTTTACAAGCATCCTAATACAAAGATCGTTGGTTAATGTTTTGGCTCTCGGATGTTTAGGTTATTTGATGCTTCAGTTTGTGAGGGAAATGAATCCTGGTGTTGCTATCAGCCAGTGGTTTCTTAGTTTGTTCACTTGGATCCCTGGCGTTATAGCCTCCAAACTGTATTACGATTCTCAAAGAGCTTGATGAGGCGAAAGAGAGAGTTTTTGCAAGACAATCTTCCTAAGAAACAAGTTGAACTTTCTCCGTTGCATTGCTCTCTTGAGATGTCTTGTCATAGGCGCAGACCATCGCAGCGCTAGAATGCCCCGTGACTTTCATGATATCGGTGTCCTGAAATCCCTGCTGTTTTAGATAGGTGACCGTAGAGGCTCTCAAAACATGAGGGGTTACCTTAAATGGGACCCCTGCGGCTTTTCCTGCCTTATCAAAAGTTTGGGCGAGCCTAGTCATCATGATAGGTTTTCCAGAACGAGTGATAAAGACGAGGCCTGTTCTTTCTCCAATGAAGAGTTTTAGCCTATCCATGATGCTTTGAGGATAGGTGATAACCGTGGATTTTTTCGTTCCCTTGGTCTTGGATTGTTCGAATAGGATCTTTCGGCGATCCCAATCGATTTGACGGATTTGAAGAGATAAGACCTCATTTGCTCTTTTGCCGCCTTGGAGGATAAGTTTTGCAATCAAGCACTCTCTTGGACTGATCTGTTCTAAAGCTTCTAAAAAGGCTATCCATTGCGATTGAGACATAGCTTGTGTCTTCACCTTATCGTAGACGCGGAAAAAGGTTTTAGAATGGCCTTCCCTATTAGAAATCGCTCTTGCAATCATCCCTTGAGAGCGTCGATGGAGAAATCGGGTAAATGAAATATAGCAAGCGGCTCGAGATTGCCGACTGCATTCTGTCCATTCATCGGCTAATTTGATCTGGTCGATGATAGCCTCATGATTGATCAGGGCGAAGGCTTGAAGGCTTAAAAGAGGGGAGAGGAGCCCTTTTTCAGCCAATCGACGTAATCCTGATTGGTAGTTGATCCGAGTTCTTGGGTTTAACGTAGCGAGCCACATCTCTGCCGCTTGCTGAACGGAAATCTGTTCTAGTTGCTGCCAAACTTTTTGAGATTGGTAGCTCTTTGCCTCTTCAAAGGTGTTGGCTACTTGTAGCGATTGTGGACTTATAATCGTTGTCGTCAGTGACATCTGAATCTCCGTTTAATGTTTATAAATAGCATTATAAACATTAAATTTGCACCTAAAAAATAACCGTTTTTCATTGGAGTTTTGTTTCATTTAGAGCTGAAATCTTCTTAACGACTATGAGGTTACACTTACATGTATTTTTCAGATACAACATGCCGTTGAAATCAAGTAGCTATTAAATCTTTGACTCCTTATATTTTTTGCTGCTATAGGTACAAAAAACCCAAGGAGACACAATGACTCAATCATCAATTCAGCAATTGCATACTAGCGACGAAGCAATAAGCAGCCAAGTTGCCGCAATCGCCAAGCCAAACAAAAAGATTAAGCTCTCTATCTACTTGTCAGAAGAAGTCGAGCAGGCTCTAACAGAGCTTTATATCGCTCGTTATAGAAATGACAGGAAAGTGGACCGCTCCGCAATTGTTAGCGAAGCGATTCAAGCCATGTTCGAAAAAGAACAACCTAAAGCATAGTAAGAGCTGTCAGATCATACGTTGCATCGGTAAGCATCAAGAAAGCGCCGCTTAAAGCATCGACAATGTCATCGTGGCCTCCTTCGGGGAAATTTTCCAATTCTCGGAGAAAATCTTCATTCCAGGGGGCCTGCAAAAGCTTGATATTTCCGGCTTCTGCCTGAGATGAGACGGGGAGGGCTCTTGTCACTTTGTCCTGAGTTGCTTTGAAAGTCTTTACGTTGTAGCCCTGGAGCATTCGTACAAGATAATCCGCTTCGCTCACTCCAGCTTGACCTGGGTCTTGTTCTACACCGATCCTAACAGAAATACCATCTTGGCTAGCTGTATTTTTGATAGCGCTCTGCACTCCCAATGGGCTTTGTTGAATTCTCACCATGTCGGTAACATACATGATGCTGTTTTTGTCCTTCTCAAGCCTAATGCCAACCGTATAGTCGGGATCATTATTTTCTGTTTTTTTCGTAGCTGCCCGATCCCAGTAACGAACGACTTTTGTTCCTCCTTTTGGGACTGCTTTGACGGTCTCAAAGAAACTCCTTTGGAAGAACATCCCGGCAGTTGGCCTGACATTCCAGTTTCCCATAAGAAGCTGCTCTCTTTCAAAACGTGGAAGAGCTTTAAGATTGGCTAAATATCCAGGGTCTTTTTCGAGCAAGATTCTGTTATCGTGCACAGTTGAGGCTATAAATGAAACACTCTTAGGCAGACAATGTGGATCCTTTTCCAGTAATTCTTCACGGCTTGACCCCCAAATAGTTTGATCATTTTGAATGAAAAACCAACGAACCTTTCCATTCCGAGAGGGAATAGCGTAGCCTGATACTTCGTCAATCCACCAAGAGATGAAACGTCTCACCCACGAATCGGGATCAGGGTTTGTGGTAGCACGAATATAAGGTTTTATTCCGCAAGTTGACCTATTTCTCGATAGCATATAGACAAATTGAGCCCAGGAAAAATGAGTTAATTCATCGAACCCAAAAAGAACCACCTGAGAGCCTTGCCAGTCAAAGCGAGTCTTGTCGTGCTCGAGATGAGCGAATTTAACTTTGCCTTTCCCGTAGAAATCCCATTCAAGGGTCGATTCTTTAGGCACACCGTCTGCATGGGGAAAGAGTTCACAGCTCGTGTCCCATAAACCACCTGGATTGCGGACTTGAGTGCTGTTTCTTCGGAATATTACAGCCGAGAACCCAGGGACCTTTCTATGACGCAAGCATTCCATTAAAAGGGCCCAGCTTTTGCCACCTCCTGCAGCTCCTCCATAGATCACGATATCCGCTTTGCTTAGTAAAAATGCTCTTTGAGGCCCCTCTTGCGGTTTTATTTTAGGCATCGGGATCCTCGACTTTCTCTTCTATGCAATTATCTCTCCCATTGTCAGGGATGTAAATCTGGACCGGATCCTCTCCTTTAACGATCGTTTCGGTAACGATAGTCTCTCTTTGACCGAGCCATATTTTGCCCAGCCAGATGGCCATAGTGGCACTTCGTTGAGCTTGCTGAAATTGATAGCGACGAAGGGATAGTTTATGCAGCCCATTACACCTTTTTCTTAGCTCCGCAAAACCCATACCAAAAGCCTCCCTTAATCGGCGGTCCAAAGTGTCCGTACTGACCCTAAAAGCACCAGCTACTTCTTCAGCGGTTGCTTGCAGCTCAATCCAATACAAGACTTGGTCAAGATTGATTTCCTTTTCGGGGACCGTCCCATTCCATTGTGCAGGAGGGGCATTCGGGTCTGTCGGCGGTTTGGTTTTAATCTTAGGTCTTCCTGTCGGCCTCCCAGTAGGTTTTCTAGGCATAGACCTCTCCATTCAGCTTGATTTCACAAGGCTCGTTCCGCTGAGCTTTATATTTCCTATAGCGATCGACAATGACATCGCAATATTTTGGATCCAATTCACATCCAAAACAGCGGCGATTCAGCTGTTCTGCGGCAATCAGCGTGGTTCCTGAGCCTAGAAAGAAGTCAAAGACAAGGTCGTCTTTTTTAGAGCTGTTATTGATAAGATACCCAATCAAGGGGATGGGTTTCATCGTGGGGTGCTCGGCATTTCGCTGAGGTCGATCAAATTTAAGAAGCGTGGTCTGCTTGCGGTTGTTATACCAACGATGCTTCTCCCCCTCTTTCCATCCATAGAGAACAGGATCGTGATCGCTGTATTCTTTGCCACCGAATAGAACCGGCTCATGCTGCCACTGATAATCCTGACGTCCGAGCACAAAAGAGTTCTTCAACCAAATAAGGCATTGAGTCATCTTCAGATTCGCCTCGCGGAAAAATCGGCGGAATTTCTCTCCCTCTGAATCGGCGTGAAAGACATAGATCCCTGAGCCCTCTTTCATAAACACGAAAGCATTGACGTAGAAATCTCGCAGAAGAGCCTCGAACTCCTCCGCCGACAGATCATCATTTTTGATGGTTAGCTTGTCCTTTGTTCCGCCCTTGTAAGCTACATTATAAGGAGGGTCTGTAATGACGAGATCAATCAACTCCGAATCGAGAACCTTCTCAATGTCTCCATGGATTGTGGCAGATCCGCAAATGAGCC